CTGAGAAGTTTCCGTTAATAACATCCTGCTCAGAGTGAGGATCATCAACAAGCAGAAGATCAGCGCCCCTCCCAGCAAGAGCAGATCCAATACCACACGCAAAATATTCACCTCCAAAGTTAGTATTCCATCTACCTGCTGACTTACTGTCAACAGCCAAGGAGACATCTGGAAAGATCTCCTTGTAATCATCTACAGCTATCAAGTTACGAACCTTACGTCCGAAGTCCACAGCCAAATCGGTAGTGTGAGAGACCATCATAACCTTCTTTGTAGGGTTACGCCCCAAGAACCACGCGGGATAGAAGATACTTACAAGCTGCGACTTACCGTGACGGGGTGGGATGTTGACACATACCCTGTCTTTTGACCCGTCCTCCAGTGCCATAAGCTGATCCGCCAGTATGCGGTGGTGTCTCCCAACCTTATAATCTGGCTGCATACGCTTACAAAACTCTATAAGATCATCCCTAGATGCCTGATTTGCGTTTCTTACAGATAGCTCCTCGACAATCTTGTCTATCTCCTGAAGTTCTTCAGGGTCAAAGTTGTCCAGATTATCCAACATATGTTGTATCTCTTCTGGAGAGAACTCCATATCCGTGGCGATTTCGGCGAGATTACTCGTCATCTAGACCCAGTTCCTTGTCTACATCAATCTTTTCACCGTCTATCACGATGGCTTCTTCGATCTGCGGTTCGGGGTTTACCAATCTGGTTAGTTTCTCACGTAGTCTATCCTTGAGATCATCCGTAGTCTGGTGGGTAATTGTCACTTCTGTCTTCTCTGCGAATAACCCGACATCACTAATCTTACCCAGTAGCTCCAATGCACGTATGCGTATGCGGGGGTCGGGGTTATCGGTCTCTTCTATCAATCTATTTGTAACGAGATGCCTTACCTGTGTTGCACTTTTGACAACAGAATGACCAAAATCTTTGAGTATTCGGTCTGTCATGATCAAAGTTGCGGGTGTCAAGTTCGCTACCCTCTTTGTCGTAGCCGCTTTCGAAGTTTTTTCAGGATCTTCGGCATAAGAAACTGCAAGTGTGGCGGCAATATCTTTATCGTCAGCATTGGCTTTTATCTCTAACCCATTGATATGTAAGTATTCTGCAGTCTCTGAGGCGGCACTAGTCTTCACCGCGAGGTCGTTTAGTTTCGGCGCGGGACGCCGTTTTACACCGTTTTCTGGTTCAATATGTATCGCCATAGGCCACCCGTTTTCCCAATATATAGAAAATTTTTTCGCAGTAATCAATTATTTGTCACAAATCCGATTCCGGTAGGGGGGTAGGGTGGGGTTCGCAATTTCGTGAAAATACAAAATATTTGTGAAAAATAGTATTATACAGATGTGCGACGACACACATTTTGTTGGGGGGTGGGGGTGGGTGGGGTTCTAGTTATGCGTGGTTATTAGCCACGCACTTTTGTGACACAGCTATATAAATCACGTATAAAGATCTTGTCACGAGGCAATAACGCCTAGTGAAAACCTAGACATAAGAAAGGATATCATATGTCAAACTTAGTAATTAGTACTGAACTATCGAACGCAATCGACAAACTTGTGAAGGGCGAAATTGCAGTCCAGAAAGCAAAATCTCAGGTTATTGAGATAGCCAAAAATCAAGGCGTGACGTTTTCGAAAGATGGCGCATATCTAGAGAAAATGCCTATTGAGGACTATAAAGAGTTAACTCTTTTACTTGCCGCACAGTATGGCAAAGATGTCGTCAAGCTTATGAGTATGTCAGAAAGTGAGGCCGGTGATAAGGTCATCGCGTTTAATGGTTCAACCATTAGCGGCACTGGCCGGAATGCTCGCAAGACCGGATGGGGCTTTTGGTGGTCAATGATGAATAAGAAAATGAAGCAGATAGAGTTAGGTATCTACAATGCACAGCATAAGGATATCGAACTTGAGGCCTCGCCAGATGGTCAGGCCGGACAGCGTAATTTACCGTTCAGCATGCGATCATTGAAAATGCTTGGCGAGGCTTACAAGTATCTCGCCAATGTCGATCCAGTCAAAGTTGATGACGATGCTGATATTACTCAGTCATTGGCCAAGATCATTGAGGCTGGCGCAGCACTTAATATATCAGCGGATAAGATCCGAGGGTATGGCGAGAAAGATCTTGCGGCGTAAATCTAATCGGGCGTGGTCATTGACCGCGCCCAAACAAAAAGGGAAAATCAAATGAAAAAGCAAAATCGATATATCGTTGAAGGAACGATAAAAAATGGCACTGTCCGCTATAAAGCAAAAACGCGTGACTGGCTTGAGAATATATTTTGCGTCGTGTTGTTTTTTGCAATCGCGGCACTTTGGATATACATCTTTTACGGCCTCGGTTTTTTCGAGGCTCTTTAAACATACCGCCAAGCTTAACGGCTTGGCGGACAGAAGCCAGTTCTTAATCAGCGTTGCGTCATCGTGTTTTCACGATCAGATAATGCCAGTTCCTGATCAGCGTTGCGTCCACGTGACAAGATCTTTTCACAAAGTTTACAACGTACTACAGGTTCCTGCTGCACTCTCTAGTTACGCGTGGCTATTAACCACGACAAAACGAAACCAGTTCCAAATCAGCGTTGCGTCTCTGTAATGTTCGCAGAAAAGTTCCGCAATGTTCGTTTTACTGCAAAAATAAGTTACTGTTTTTATTATAATGTTCCTAATGTTCCTAATGTTCGCTAAATAAAAAGATACCCTACGTACGCGAACCGCCTAAACACGCTATTTGTTCGCATCATTTCAATCACGTTTCCGCGCTCATAATCTCGAAGAACAAACGAACATTCGAACATTACTTTATATTCAATAGGTTACAGCCACCACATAACGAACATTAACGAACATTCACATTTTACCACCATACACCACCAGAAAACGAACAATATACCACTACGTCAGTAAACAGACGTAACACCAGAAAACTTGTAATACGTAACAATATATGATATAGTGATTGAAGTTGTGGTAAACATCACAACGAACAGCATTCAACAAACCGTGGTTGTTAACCACGCCGAAACAAAAAGGAGATTACATTGTATCGTAAACCAAGACACACAGTAGATTGCGTGTTGTGCGGCGAACCGTACGACAGACGCAGACGAGACATAGCAGGGATAAATCACTGTTATGATTGCGGCGACATTCGCGCCGAGAAACAGCGTGATGGTTGGTGCATCGCACCAGTCGCGCACAAGCAAGGGGCAACTCTTGTCAGACGTAAATCAGACCTATTGGGTCTCAACAAGTATATGGGAGAAGTCTAATGACTACCGCAGTAAAAATGACAGCCGTGGCTGATAACCGCGATCAACTAGAAAAGATAGTGGACGGCCTTGCCGTAACTAAACAGTCTGGCGGTGAGACCGCTGATGTTGCAACGCTGGCCAGCGCAGCTATGCTAGTAGAGGTCAACATCTCTCACTGGATTGGCAGAAAGAAAGACAAGCGAGCATCACAAGACGTGGCGGTTCAGAACAACGCCAAAGACGGTGTTGCATCTGTCAACAAAGCGTTGCTTGCAGACAACGACGAGCTACGCGCTATCGGTAAACTTGTCACAAGAATTCGTGACACACATACGGCAATGACTATGCCGTGGTCAAACTCTGGCTTGCGACTGTTACCGACTAAACAGTTCTTCAAGTATCAGGAAGTAATGACAGCATTACGCGACGAGTTCTACAAACTTGTCGAAGCGTTCCTAAACAAATACGAGGACGCCGTTGTAGATGTACAGATACTGCTTGGAGATTTGTTTTCACGTGATGACTATCCTACACTCGTGGAGCTGAGACGTAAGTTCAACATGAGCATACAGTATACTGATGTTCCGACTGGTGACTTTCGTGTGGCATTACCACAGGAAGCGATTGACGAATTGAAGTCTAGCATGACCGCTAGTTTCCAGAACAATTTTGAAGTCGCTATGAATGACGTGTGGACACGTCTGCACAAGTTTCTCAAAAGAATGTCCGAGCGTCTGGACTACTCAGATAACGAAACCAAAAAGATCTTTCGTGATACGTTGGTTACTAACGTCACTGACATGATCGAATTGTTGCGTGTATGTAACGTGACAAATTCTTCACAGATGGAAGCTATGGCTAACCGTCTCGAAGAAGCTATGTCGGGTGTTACGCCTGACGCATTGCGTGAAGATGATTACTTCCGCGCCGAAACCAAAGCCGCAGTGGATCAAGCTATTGCCGCTTTACCAAGTTTAGATTTCAACTAAGCGTGGCTAACAACCACGCATCAACCGTCATTTAAGGAGAAGTAAAATGACAAATCAAGCTAAAGAACTTTTTTCACTAAGCATCAAGCAGACTGCAAACCTGATACACTCTGTGCCTAACCGAACGGTTATCGCGCAAGGTCACATGGGTAGCGGTAAGACATCGGGTATCGCGGCAGAACTTGCTGAACTAAGACCTGACAACATCTATGTAGAGTTTGACTGTACGAACAAAGACATCCAAGACTTGTCTGGCCCCAAGTTTATGAAGGCGGCAGAGGACATGATCTCTGACTACATTGAGTTTGTTCCGAACGCAGAACTCGGAGCGCATCTTGGTAAGCCTATCACGTTGAACTTTGACGAATTGTTCAAAGCACCCGAACCAGTAAAGAAGGGTGTGCGGCGTATCATGCTCGAACGCAAGGTTGGCAACATAGAATTACCTGACGGTAGCTTGGTGTATGGTACATCAAATCTTGGAGCAGAAGGTTTGGGTGACGTATTGCAAGCGCATCAGCGTAACGCCATGATTATTGTGAACACACGTAAACCTACGATGATGGAATACTTGGAGTATGGCATTGCTAACAACTTCAACCACGTCTTTCTTGGTTGGTGCAAAGACAATCCGCAACTCATGCAGACGTTCATGGAGGTACAAGATCCCGAAGAAAATCCATACATCTTTCACCCAAAAGCTGTAGGACGTAACGCCTTCTTTACGTGTCGTACTGGTGAGTTTGCATCTGACATTCTCAATTCGAGTGAGCATATGGACGATGTAACAACGCAAGCCGCGTTGATGGGTGCGATTGGCGAACGTAGTGCGATGGACTTGATGGCATACGTTAAACTATCGCATCAGCTACCTAGCTTGCAGTCTATCAAGGATGATCCGAAGGGTGCGAAGATACCTGAAGGAGCAGCGGCTAAGTGTATGGTTGTGTATAGAACTCTGTCGGCGTTGGACAAAGATTGGATCAACGCGTGGATGGATTACTTGCCACGTCTTGATGGCATCACTCAGGGATTGTTTGTCAACGGTGTTCGCGCACCGAAATACAGCAACCAGACTATGGTGATGACCAACAAGAAATTCACCGACTGGGCAGTACAGAACAGTCACTTGTATTCAGCAGACAAAGTGTGAGGTGAGTGATGAAGATAATTAGAAACCACGCCGCTACTGGAATGCGGAGCAAAAGGAGAAGGTATAAAAATCCTTACGTCGAGAGATATGAGGATATTCCAGAGGTGGTAAACCGTGCAACTCGTCGTGCGGCGATGAGCATGAAACGTAAACAGAGCGTGGCTAACAACCACGCCGAAACAAAGGGGAACAACTAATGTTCGTACAAAACTTAACTGAAGAGCAACGGCTTGCAAAAGCACGTGTCGCTATCATTAACAAAGATAGATACAAGCCAATGGCAGGAACACTGATGATCGGTACTAGTGAGATTACTGATGATCCTTCCTGTAAGACCGCATATACTAACGGACGTGACGAGAAATATTCACGTGAGTTCGTAAAGAAACTTAACGACGCAGAACTTAGGTTTCTCGTATTGCACGAAAACGAACACAAGTATCGGCGTCACTTGTATGTATACAAGCATCTGCATGACATTCATCCAGTGATCGCAAACATAGCGATGGATCACATGATCAACAACAACCTAGTTGCTGAGAATGATGATGGCTTTGCTACGATGACAGGCCCACTTCTTGATGGGTGTTGTGACGAGAAGTATCGAGGTATGAACGAGGTGCAAATATTCAACGCCATATATGAAAAGACTAAAGGTGGCGGTGAAGGTGACGGTGAAGGTGAAGGTCAAGGCGAAGGTCAAGGTAACGGATCTGGCAGTGGCAAGCCACTAGACGATCATGACTGGGAAGGCGCACAAGAACTTGATGCCGAAGAAAAGCGTCAACTCGAACGTGATATCGATGAAGCTATACGTCAAGGTTCATTGGCCGCAGGGAAATCTGGTAGCGGTGGTAATCGTAGACTAGACGAATTGCTACAACCACAAATTGATTGGCGTGAGGTGTTGCGTGAGTTTGTTAACGACACATGTCGTGGTAATGAATTCAGTACCTATCGCAGACCGAACCGTAGATACTTGCAAGAT